AAGAGCTTGATGCAGCAATCCAAAAACGTCTCGCAAGAGAACAGCGAAAGTGGGAGCGTGAGCGTCAAGCACCGCCGCCCGTTGCCGTTGATGTCCCGCCTGTAGATCAGTTTGATTCGGTTGATGCTTACGCAGAAGCCAAAGCAATCAAATTAATTGAGCAGCGCGAACAACACCGCCAACAGACGGAGATTCTTGAGGCATATCACGAGCGTGAAGAAGAGGCTCGGACCAAGTACGATGACTTTGAACAAGTCGCGTATAACCCGACTCTCAAGATCACGACCGTGATGGCGCAAGCGATTCAAGCCTCTGATGCTGGCCCTGATGTAGCTTACTACCTTGGGTCCAATCCAAAAGAGACAGATCGTATTTCCCGTCTTAGCCCAATCTTGCAAGCAAAAGAGATTGGACGCATTGAGGCTAAAATAGCCAACGATGTCCCAGTCAAACGTACTACGTCCGCGCCCGCACCTATTTCACCTGTAACTGCAAGAACCGCTGGCAATCCTAGTTATGATACGACCGATCCTCGGTCGACCAAGACCATGACTACCTCAGAATGGATTGAAGCAGAACGGCAGCGTCAGGCCAAGAAATGGCAAGCTCAGAATCGCTAACTCTTTTTAGGAATTACCATGTCAAATAGCATTCTCACGATTGACATGATCACCAGGAAGGCCCTGGAGATCTTGGAAAACAATCTGGTTCTTACCCGTAACGTTAACCGCCAGTACGACGATTCGTTCGCTGTTGAAGGCGCTAAGATCGGTTCGACCCTGCGTATTCGTCTGCCCGACCGCGCTTTGGTAACTGACGGTGCTGCCCTGCAAGTTCAGGACGACAACGAGCAGTTCACCACTCTGACCGTTTCGACCCAAAAGCACATCGGCGTGAACTTCACTTCTGCCGAACTGACGATGCAGTTGGATGACTTTGCAGATCGCGTTCTCAAGCCGCGTATCTCGCAGTTGGCCTCCAGCATTGATGCTGACGTTGCCAATGCGTACAAAGCAATCGGTAACACCGTTGGTACACCCGGAACGACTCCAGCTTCTTCTCTGGTTCTGTTGCAAGCTCAACAGAAACTGAACGAGAACGCCGCTGTCATGAACCCACGTTATGCAACGGTTAACCCCGCTGCTAACGCAAGTCTGGTCGAGGGCATGAAAGGTCTGTTCAACCCAACGGATACCATCAGCAAGCAGTTCAAGAACGGCATGATGGGTACTGGTGTTCTAGGGTTTGACGAGATCAATATGTCTCAGTCGATCAAGCAGCACACCACGGGCAACTTCCCTGTTTCGCCGATTGTTTCTTCTAGTGCTACGTTTGTTGAAGGTCAATCGACCCTCGCCATTACGTTCACCAGCGGAACCAAGACGGTTAAGCAAGGCGACGTGTTTACCATCGCTGGCGTGTACGCAGTCAACCCACAGACCCGTGAGTCAACTGGTAGTTTGCAGCAGTTCGTTGTGACCGCTGACAACAGCGTGACTTCCGGTACTGCAATGACCTTGGCAATTTCTCCGGCGCTTTACACGTCGGCAAATGCTTTGGCTACCATTGATGCGTTCCCAGCGACTAGCGCGGTTATCACGTTTGTTGGAACGGCTTCGACTCAATACCCGCAAAACCTTGTTTACCATAAAGATTCAATCACGTTTTGTACGGCTGATCTCTTGCTGCCATCCGGGGTTGATATGGCTGCTCGCGCAGTACATAACGGGATTAGCTTGCGTGTGATTAGGCAGTACGACATAAATAATGACAGACTTCCATGTCGTATTGATGTCCTTTATGGCTTTAGCACGATTCGTCCACAGATGGCTTGCCGCGTCTGGGGTTGAACCTCTTAATTTAAGGAAATATCATGGCTCTCCCTAACGGCGCAGGTGGTTACCAAGTCGGTGACGGCAACCTGAATGAAGTTATTATTGGCTACCAAGCCGCTCCTCAGTCTGTTACCGCTACGGCAACCCTGACCGCCGCACAAGTCGCCTCTGGCGTCCTGTTGGTTGGTTCTGGTGCTACCGCTGCTCAGACGTACACGCTGCCCACCGGAGCGTCGCTAGACGCTCTAGTGTCCAGCGCCAAAGTTAACAGCACCTTTGAGTTGGTGTTGGTGAACCTTGGTACGTCGTCTGGCACGGCCACTCTGGCAGTTGGTACTGGCGTGTCTGATGGCGGCAATGCTCTTGTGGCAGTTGCTGTTACGTCTAGCGGTCGGTTCCTGTTCCGTCGCACCGGCGACTCGACTTACGTCGTTTACCGCGTCTAAGTCTAAGGGGGAGGGCCACAAGCTCTCCCCTTTTTTAAGGAATTACTATGCCTAATACGCAAGCAATTGGAATCGCGTATTCCGATCCTGAGTTTACGACAGTGTATGCAAGCCAAGAAATTGGCTATAGCGCAGCGGCTCAAGGTACGGTTACGCAAGCAACCGACAAATCAACGGCAGTTACGTTGAACAAGAGTGCTGGCCGGATTACCATGAACAACGCGGCATTGGCTGGGTCTACTGCGGTTTCATTTACGTTGAATAACAGCCTGATTTCCACCAATGACGTAATTACTGTGTGTATTTCTAGTGTTACCACTGGTAGTACCGCTGGGGCATATACCAGTTATGTTTCCAATATGTCCGCTGGTTCTGCTTCGATTACGTTGCGTAACTTGAGCGCGACTTCATACTCTGAAGCCGTTATCATCAATTTCGCAATCATTCACGGCGCAAGCTAACAGGCGGGGCTTCGGCCCCGTCTATTGAGGTTTACGATGGCAACATATTCGGCTGGTGAGCAGATCAACCGCGCCCTGCGACTGTTGGGTGTCCTAGCAGAAGGTGAAACGTCATCGGCCTCGGTGATGCAAGATTCATTGATGGCGATGAATCAGATGATTGACAGTTGGAACACCGAACGGCTGTCGGTGTTTTCAACCATAGATCAGATTGTTAATTGGCCTGTTGGCGCGATTAACGCCACGCTCGGACCGTCAGGGTCTTTGGCGCGTCTAAACGGTACTGCCGTCCGTCCCATTTTGGTTGACGACGCAACGTATTTCCGCGATGCGACTACAAACGTCAGTTACGGCATCAAGCTGATCAACCAACAACAGTACGACGGAATTGCGGTAAAAACCGTAACGTCTACCTATCCGCAGGTCATGTTCGTAAACATGACCTACCCCGACATTGACATCTACATCTACCCCAAGCCCACGCGCTTGTTGGAGTTCCACTTCATCAGCGTTGAGGAGTTGTCGCAACCAGCTACGCTAGCGACTACGCTGGCTTTCCCTCCGGGATACCTGCGGGCGTTCACTTATAATCTGGCGATGGAGATTGCGCCTGAGTTTGGCGTAGAGCCATCAGAGCAGGTCAAGCGGATCGCCATGACCAGCAAGCGCAATCTGAAGCGCATTAACAATCCTGACGATGTAATGGCGATGCCGTACTCGCTAGTTGCGACGCGCCAGCGGTTCAACGTCTACGCTGGTAATTACTGATGAAGACGCCGATTCTGGGATCGGCGTATGTTGCTCGGAGCATCAACGCCGCTGACAATCGCATGGTCAATCTCTTTCCGGAGATTGTCCCCGAAGGCGGCAAAGAAGCCGCGTTCCTAAACCGCGCTCCCGGCCTAACGCTGCTCGCCACCGTTGGTACTGGTCCTATTCGTGGACTGTGGACGTTCAACGGCGTTGGCTATGTTGTTAGTGGGTTAAGTCTTTACAGCATCAATAGCAGTTATACCGCAACATTTTTGGGTACTGTGTCAGGCACGGGGCCGGTCAGCATGGCTGATAACGGTACTCAACTGTTCATCGCGTGTAACGGCCCAAGCTACATCTACAACTCGCTGACCAATGTCTTTGTACAGATTACGGACCCAGACTTCCCAGGCGCGTTGACCGTTGGCTATCTAGACGGTTACTTTGTTTTTATCCAGCCTAACACTCAAAAACTTTGGGTGACCGCGCTGTTAGAAGGTACGTCGGTTGATCCGTTGGATTTTGCCAGCGCGGAAGGTTCGCCAGACAATCTGGTTAGCATGATCGTTGACCACCGCGAAGTGTGGTTGTATGGCACTAACTCAGTTGAAGTTTGGTACGACGCCGGAAACGCAGACTTTCCGCTGCAACGCATCCAAGGCGCGTATAACGAGATTGGTTGCGCTGCGACATTCTCGGTCGCCAAATTAGACAACGGTCTATTTTGGTTAGGCGCGGACGCTCGCGGCCAGGGCATCGTCTACCGCGCCAACGGCTATACCGGCCAGCGGATCAGCACCCACGCGATTGAATACGCGATTGCACAATATCCAATCATCAGCGACGCAGTTGCGTATACCTATCAGCAAGAAGGCCACGCTTTCTATGTCCTGACATTCCCATCAGCCAACGCAACGTGGGTCTATGATGTATCTACACAAGCATGGCATGAGCGGGCAGCGTTCTCTAACGGTCAGTTTTTGCGGCATCGCAGCAACTGTCAGATGGCGTTCAATAGCGAAATTGTTGTTGGCGACTTTGCTAATGGCAATCTGTACGCTTTTGATTTAGACGTTTACGCCGATAACGGTAGCCCTCAAAAGTGGTTGCGTTCCTGGCGGGCGTTACCAAGCGGACAGAACAACCTAACCCGTACAGCGCACCATAGCCTACAACTAGATTGCGAGTCTGGCGTTGGAATCAATAACAGCGGCGGTACAGACCCAACGTATCTGCTTACCGAGTCTGGCTTGTACATCACTACCGAGAGTGGTGACTATCTAGTCAGCGTCGCCGAAGGTGAGCCTACGGTTGGCTCGGACCCGCAAGTAATGCTGCGCTGGTCAGACGATGGCGGTCATACTTGGTCTAACGAACATTGGGCAGTTCTTGGCAAGATTGGCGTCTATCAGCAGCGCGTGTTCTGGCGTCGCCTTGGTATGACTCTCAAACTGCGTGATCGAGTGTACGAGTTGTCTGGCACAGATCCGGTCAAGATTGCGATCATGGGGGCTGAACTGCACTTGAGCGGGACAAGCGCCTAATGCCAGTTATCAATAACATCACGCAGATCCCTGCGCCTCGGGTCGACTTTATTGATCAGCGCACCGGGCTAATGTCGCGTGAATGGTATCGGTTCTTTCTGAACCTGTTTACGTTGACCGGATCTGGTGCAAACGCGACCGCGATTGAAGACTTCAATTACGATCCTATCGGCTCGCAAGTAACTGAACTTTACAGCATGGTCAACACGCTGGAACTCGGCCCCGTAGGCCAGCCAGCGTTTGATAGCGGCGTCACCCAAGTCAACACCGGCACAGGTCTGACCGGCGGTCCAATCGTTTCAACCGGCACGATTGCGATTGACAACACGGTTGTCACGCTTACTGGCACGCAGACGCTGACCAACAAGACTATTAGCGGTCTGGCAAGCGGGTCAACGGTCAAAGACAGCGCCGGCAACTTGTACGGGTTTGGTTTTCGGACCATGCCTCAATCAAGCAACACCAGCGGAACGCTGGTTTTGTCTGATAGCGCCAAACATCTATACCTAACCGGCAACGTCACGGTCCCACCGTACAGTAGCGTAGCGTTTGAGATTGGTACGGTCATCAGCGTGGTGAGCAACGCCACGGCGCTGGTCATCCAAGCTGGAACTGGCGTTACGCTCAAGCTCGCCAACTCCACATCTACCGGCAACCGATCTGTCGCGTCTAACGGCGTCGCAACGATGATTAAGGTTGACACCGATACTTGGTACGTCTTTGGTCTGGGCGTGTCATGAGCGGCTTTTTGGGGATGTTTACCTACGGTGGTCTTGCCCCAATTACACCTTCAATTTATATCGCCTACGGTGGCCCCACGGCGGGCAAAAGAATCTCTGCTTACCCTTGGTCATCGTCAGGCGGGTTTGGAACTATCTACACCGCCCCAACGGTTTCTAACCCGGTCAGCCAAATATCTTTCGTCCGAGACAATTCAAACATCTCGGCGTCTTGCACCACTTCGCCTTTTTTTCTTGTTTGGCCGTGGTCTTCGTCTGGGTTTGGAACGCAATACTCTAACGCGGGTAGCCCTCTAAACCCATCTGCGTTTGGCCCCGCAGGGTTCACTTGGACTGACAGCGTTGATGCAATCCTCACATCAAACGCGCTAAACCCATCCTACCCGCAAGCGTGGGCGTGGAGTTCAGCTAGCGGGTTTGGGACCAAGTATTCAAATGGGCCAGCGTTAAATTCTGCTGGATTTTCTACTGGCCTTGCGCTGAATGGCGACAACAACCAAGTCGCGTTCAGCCATGGCGCGACGCCAGTCATCTCGTTGTTCCCGTGGTCATCTGCGTCAGGCTTTGGCACTAAGTACGCAAACCCCGCCACGCTGCCCCCGTTTGGCAACAACGCAAACTCAATCTCGTTTAACCCAATAACCAACGACGTTGCGATTGGCAGCACATCCTCGCCGTTTATCGCTGCATACGCAGTATCATCGTCTGGGTTTGGGACAAAGTATTCCAACCCCTCAAGCCCTATTGGGTCAACAACTTACGCGGTCAGGTTTTCGCCAGTCGGAACTGAAGTTGCAGTCGGAAACAATAATTCTCCTGCCACGCTAAAAGTCTACCAATGGTCTTCTGGGTTTGGCTCTTTGTACACCAGCCCATCAATACTGCAAACCGTAGAGTCTGTGTCTTGGTCTAGCACCGGGACCGAAATCGCGGGTTCTATATCAACTACCCTGCCTTATACTAGGGTTTATCCGTGGACGTCCGGCGGGTTTGGATCTCCGTATTCAAGCCCTTTGACCGTGTTAAGTTCCCCAACTTCTGTGTCTTTTTCCAACCAATCAAGATGATTACTGACAACGAAAAACTAGCGTCAACGGTCATGAACGCCTACCACCGCGAGATGGAGATCTATGCGTACCAGGTGAACATTGACAACTATTCTGCTATGCTATTGGCACTTCCGTCAGGCGACTGGCCGCAGGATTGGGTAGCGTTCAAGGGCGTGAAAGTCGAGGATTTGCCGCATTCGTTGTCAGACGACGATGTACAGGCAATCAGCGATTATCAGTACCGTGACCGTTTACGCTCGTTGGTGAGGACCGAAAAAGCAGAGCAGAACAAGTCTTCTAGGATTAGGGACGTTCTCAAGGCTCAGATCGGTGATGACTACGACGCGCTAGTTTTGGCATACAAGGCGACGCAACCATGACTGTAACCGTAAAAGTCTTGATCCCCGCGAAGCTGGCTGAGAATAGCCAGACGACCCAGTACACCGCTAACGGTGTGACGACGCTTGTGGACAAGTTTACCGCGACCAACTTCAGCGCGGCAGCGGCAACGATAAGCGTTAACTTGGTCACGGCAGCAGACGCGGCGGGCAATCAAAACTTGATCGTCAAGACCAAGACGTTACAACCGTCAGAGACGTATACCTTTCCTGAAATCACAGGTGCTGCGCTCGGCCCTAGCGGGTTCATCAGCACCATTGCGGGGACAGCATCAGCGATTAACATCCGGGCTAACGGACGGGAAATCACTTGAACGATTTAGCCCACGTTGTCCCATCACGGGAGCAGATTGAGCAACTACAGGCCGAAATGGTCAAGATGCCTCAAGCCAATCTGCAAACTGAGCATTACTTTTCAGAGTCTGGAATGTATTGCAGGAAGGTTTTTCGTCCTGCTGGCACTTTGATTGTAGGCAAAGTTCACAAGCATCATCATTTGTTTTTGTGCGCGATGGGTGAAATAATTGCGTGGACCGAAAACGGAATGAAGCGTTTGCAAGCTGGCGATGTGGTTGAGTCTAAGCCGGGGACCAAGCGCGTAACGCTGGCCGTGAGTGATGCTATTGGCATTACGATTCACCGCACAGACAAGACGAACCTTGATGAAATTGAAGCAGAACTTGTTGAGCCTGACAACACGGCGTTGTTTGACTCTAGTAATCTATTGAAAATCGCAGGAGAAATTAAAGCCCTGCAAGGAGAACTGCAATGACTTGGGTTGCAACGGCCATCGTTGGAAGTGCGCTTATTGGAGGGTACGCTTCAAGCAGGGCGTCAAACACGCAAGCGCAAGCGGCCCAACAAGGGATTGACGCTCAAGAACGGATGTTCAATCGTCAAGTTGAGTTGCAAGAACCTTTCCGCAAGGCTGGCGAAGAAGCACTCAACAAGCTGATTCCGTTAGCTTCTAACTATAAGACTTTTGGAACAGATCAATTTCAAACAGATCCTGGGTATGCCTTCCGATTGTCAGAAGGCATGAAATCATTAGACCGCACGGCAGCAGCGCGCGGTGGCTTGTTGTCTGGCGCTACCCTCAAAGGGGCGCAACGCTACGGTCAAGACTTAGGGTCGCAAGAATATCAGAACGCTTTTAACCGCTACCAGATTGAACGCAACGCTCAACTTAACCCATTGCAATCGTTGGCTGGTGTTGGTCAGACTGCTACC